GACCTGGTGATCGGCGCGCTCGAGACGTCCCTGCAGCGGCCGCAGTTCGCGTACCTGGCACCGTTTCGGGCCCAGGCCAAGATGGTGGCCTGGTCGTACCTCAAGGAGCTGACCAAGGACTTCTGGGCCAAGCCGCCCAATGAATCTGAACTGAAGCTGACGATCCAGAACGGCCACGGCGGCGAGAGCACCATCTACGTGGCCGGCGCGGACAACCCGGACGCCCTGCGGGGCCTGTATTTCGACGGTGTGGTGCTCGACGAGGTGGGCGACATGCGCCCGTCTGCCTGGTACACGGTCATCCGACCGGCGCTGTCTGACCGCAAGGGCTGGGCGATCTTTGCCGGCACGCCCCGCGGCAAGAACCTGTTCTGGAACCTGCGCGAGGAGGCCCGGCTGAACCCGAGCACGCACATCCTGCTCGAGCTACCCGCGTCCAAGACCGGGATCATCGACCCGGACGAACTGCGCGACGCCAAGGCGCAGATGACGCCCGAGGCGTACGAGGTCGAATACGAGTGCTCGTTCGACGCAGCTGTGCCCGGGGCGTACTACGCCAAGCAGATCGGGGAGGCTTACGAGGAGGGCCGGATCGGCGCTCACAAGCTGGACGCCGAGTTCCCTGTGCACCTGGTGGCCGACCTGGGTTTCACCGACTCCTGCAGCTGGTGGGGCTGGCAGGAGACGCCCGACGGCTACCGCATCACCGAGTTCTACGAGGCCGACGGCCAGGCGATCCAGCACTACATCGACTGGGTCAAGAGCCGGCCGTACAAGGTCGGGCAGGTCTGGCTGCCGCACGACGCCCGCGCCAAGTCGCTGCAGACCGGCAAGTCCATCATCGAGCAGTTCCTGGCCAACGGCATCCAGCCGCGCCTGGTGCCGGAGATGTCGCTGCAGGACGGGATCGAGGCGGCGCGCCTGGTGATCCCGAAGTGCTGGTTTGACGAGGAGGTGACCTACAACGGGGTCGACCACCTGCGCGCGTACATGAGGGAGTGGGATGAGAGGACGCAGACCTACCGCAACCGCCCCAAGCACGACCAGCACTCCCACGCCGCGGACGCGTTCAGATACCTTGCCTTGGCCGCGCAGCCTGTGAAGGGCCAATCACAACGGGGGCATAAAATCACACCAAGCCAGGCAAAGGGGGCGCATTACGCCTTCAGTCTCGACCAGATCTGGGACACAGCGCCGCAACCTGACATGAGGATTGGCTAATGGACACAGGAAAGATCACCAGCGCGGAGGACTTCAAGAACACACCAGCGGGCTTGGCCCAAAAGTGGGACTTGGAGATCTCTGCATCGCAAAAGGAGCTGACCAAGTTCCACACCGATGCCAAGCGCATCGTGCACCGGTACTTGGACAAGCGCGAGGACTTTGGCCGCGACCAGTCCCGCGTCAACCTGTACTGGTCGACGGTGCAGGTTCTGCTGTCGATGCTCTACGCCCGCCCCCCGCGTGCGGACGTGGCGCGCAGCTGGCAGGACTCTGACGACGACCAGGCGCGCGTGGCCGGCACGATTCTGCAGCGTTTGCTCAACCGCTCGTTCGACGACAACGTCAGCAACTGGGACTCGACGGTGCGCAACTCGATCGAGGACTGGCTGACGGTCGGCATGGGCCAGGGCTGGATGCGCTACGAGGTCAAGACCGAGCCGTACCTGGTCGAGGCCGTGTTCGACGAGTTTGGCAACGAACTGAGCCCGGCCACCGAGGGCGAGCGCATCGTTGAAGAAGACGCCCCGTGCGATTACGTGTACTGGAACGATTTCTTCTGGTCACCGGCGCGCACATGGGACGAGGTGCGCTGGGTGGCGCGCCGCGTGTACATGACCAAAGACCAGCTGGTCGAGCGCTTTGGCCGCGAGATCGCTTCCACTGTGCCGCTGTACGGCCAGAACAAGGCCGGCGACACCCAGAACTCCAACCCCCAGTACGACCCCTGGAACAAGGGCGAGGTGTTTGAGATCTGGTGCAAGGAAAACCGCAAGGTGTACTGGTTCGCCAAGGGCGCCAGCACGATTCTGGACGTCAAGGACGACCCGCTGGGCCTGGACGGGTTCTTCCCGTGTCCCAAGCCAATGGCCGCGAACGTCACGACCAGCAACTTCATGCCGCGCGGGGACTACATCTTTGCGCAGGATCAGTTCAACGAGCTCGACGAGATCAACACCCGCATCACCTGGCTGACGCGCGCCATGAAGGTGGCCGGTGTGTACGACAAGACGGCCGGCGACAGCGTTGGCCGCATGTTCTCCCAGGCCGCTGAGAACCAGCTGATCCCGGTGGACAACTGGGCGATGTTTGCCGAGGGCGGTGGCGTCAAGGGCAAGATCGATTTTGCGCCGATCGACCAGGTCGCCAACTGCATCGAGCGCCTGCGCCAGTACCGCCAGGACAAGGTCATGCAAATCTACGAGGTGCTCGGCATCTCTGACGTGATGCGAGGATCTTCCCGCGCATCGGAAACCGCAACGGCCCAGCAGATCAAGGCCCAGTTCGGCTCAACCCGCGTTCAGCTCAAGCAGTTCTACATCGCCGAGTGGATCACAGGCCTCCTGCGCATCAAGGCCGAGATCATCTGCAAGCACTTCCAGCCCGAGACGATCGTCAAGCGCAGCAACATCGAGCGCACGCCCGATGTTCAGTACGTGCCGGCCGCGATCGAACTGCTCAAGAACGAGGAGATGAGCGAGTACCGGATCTCGATCGAGGCCGACTCGATGGCCGCCCTCGACTGGGCTGCCGAGCGCGATGCCGCTGTGCAGTTCCTGCAGGGCATGGGCGCGTTCATCTCCCAGGTGGCCCCGATGGCCCAGCAGACGCCTGGCGCTGCGCCTGTGCTGATGAAGCTGCTGCAGTGGGGTGTGGCGAAGTTCCGCGTGTCCACCGAGATCGAGTCTGTGCTCGACCAGGCGATCGCAGCGATGCAGCAGCAGCTCATGCAGCCGCCCGCACCGCCGCAGCCGACCATCGACCAGCAGATCGAGATGCAGAAGATCGAGGCCGACAAGCAGATCGCCATGCTCGAGTCGCAGACCGACAAAGAGGTGGCCGCTCTCAAGGGCGCGATCGAGATGCAGAAAGTCGAGATGCAGGCCCGCATGGATCAGATGACGCAGCAGTTCGAGAACATCCGCGGCATGCTGCAGATGAACCCGGACGCTGGCACGAAGCTGGGCGACCTGCTCGACAACGTGAGCAACATCGCCCAGGGCGCGCTGATGACGCAGCAGCAGACGCAGGCGCAGATGGCCCAGCTCATGGAGGCTGTGAGCCGCAAGAAGCGCCGCGTGCCTGTGCGCGACCCGCGCACGGGCGACATCCTCGAGGTGCGCGAGGTCGACGAGCCCAGCGAGATGCTGCCCGGCACCGAGGCCGCACTCACTGGCGGCGCACCGCTGCCGCCTGCAGTGCAGCCGCAGATTGCCCCCCAACCCCAAATGCCGATGTGACTAGGAGATTGACATGGCAGTGATTTATTCCACAGCAGCAAAGAACGCACGCCTGAACGCCGTGGCTGCAACGATCGACGCAGGCTCTGGCCCGGGCGTGCTGCAGATCGGCACGACCGGCATGGGCACTGTGCTGGCCACGATCGCGCTGGCTGACCCGTGCGCGGCCTCGGCCTCTGGCGGCGTGCTGACGTTCTCGGGCTTCCCGCGCTCGGACACCAGCGCAGACGCCAATGGCACCGCGGCCGCCGCTCGCATTCGCGACAGTGACGGCAACGACGTCATCACCGGCCTGACGGTGGGCACGGTGGGCTCTGGCGCCGACATCATTTTCGAGTCGGTGAGCTTCAACGTGGGCGAGATCATCACGCTCAACAGCGCGACCATCACCGCCAACTAAGGGTCGATCATGGCTCTGTGGGGCACTGGTGTTTGGGGCACCGCCAAGTGGACGGAGCAGGTCGGCCAGATGGCCGCCACCGAGACTGGCGTCGATGTCTTTACAGGTGAGGGCGATGTAGTCCTGAGCGGCGTCATGGCCGCCACGGAATCGGCCTCCGACACCTTTGCTGCCCTGGGCACTGTCGAGATCGTCGGCCAGATGGCCGCGGTCGAGTCTGATGTCGACGTGTTTGCGGCTGAAGGCACTGTGCAGGTGCTCGGCGACATGGCCGCCACCGAGAGCCAGGTCGACACGTTTGCGGCCGAGGGTGATGTCAACCTGGCCGGCACCATGGCGGCCACCGAGACGGGCGTCGACGTCTTCACCGCAGACGGCGACGTCGAGCTCACGGGCAGCATGGCGGCCGTCGAAACCGGCGTTGACGTGTTTGCGGCCGAGGGTGACGTCGTGGCCGTGGGCACGATGGCCGCGGTTGAGACTGAAGTCGACACTTTTGCGGCCACAGGAAAGATCGAGCCCCCTGTGCCCGTTGTCACAGCCGACATTGGCCCTGGCGACGAGAAGCAGCGCAAGAAGGCGCAGAAGAAGCGCGATGAGGCATTCGAGCGCGAAAGGGCTGAGCGCGAGGGCCTGCGCCAGCAGATCAAGCAGGCCATTGACCCGGTGGTCGAGAAGGCCGCGCCTGTGGTCGTGTCCAAGGGCACGAAGTCTGTGCAGGTGCTGTCGCTGGACGGCTCGCGCATCGGCATCAACGTGCCGCCCGCGTTCGATGCTGCAGAGGTGGCGCGACTGGTGGCCGAGGCCCTCGAGGAAGCGCGGGTGCAGTCGCGCATGGTCGCGCAGAGACAAGAAGCGGAGCGTGCTCGAGCAGAGCTCGCTCGGATAATCAAACGCCAGCGGGACGACGAGCTCCTGCTGTTGATGGACTGAGGTGCGTATGACGAAAGCTGAACAATTTGTGAGCATGGCCCTGCTGGGCCGTGACCTGGCGCACCTGGCGCACTGGAAAA